CCGATAGAAGGAGCTGTGAGAGCAACGGGTGTTGACTCAGCAGCAGCCAGGTCCAGTGGAAAATTATGAGCGTTGCGCTCGTGCATTACCTCCATGCCCAGACCAGCACGGTTGAGAACGTCTGCCCAGGTGTTCAGGACTTTGCCCTGACCATCAATGATGGACTGATTAAAGTTAAATCCATTCAAATTGAAAGCCATGGTAGAGACACCAAGAGCGGTGAACCAGATGCCAATGACAGGCCATGCTGCGAGGAAGAAGTGCAGCGAGCGGGAGTTGTTAAAGGAAGCGTATTGGAAAATCAGACGACCAAAGTAACCGTGAGCGGCAACGATGTTGTAGGTTTCCTCTTCCTGACCAAACTTGTAGCCGTAGTTCTGGGACTCGTTCTCAGTGGTTTCACGAACCAGTGAGGAAGTAACCAGAGAACCGTGCATTGCACTGAACAGAGAACCACCGAAGACACCAGCAACTCCAAGCATGTGGAAGGGGTGCATCAGAATGTTGTGCTCTGCTTGGAAGACAAGCATGTAGTTGAAGGTGCCACTAATACCCAGGGGCATTGCGTCAGAGAACGAACCTTGCCCGAATGGGTAGACGAGGAAGACTGCAGATGCAGCTGCAACAGGTGCAGAGTAAGCAACACAGATCCAAGGTCTCATGCCCAGGCGGTAGGAAAGTTCCCACTCACGACCCATGTAAGCATAGATGCCAATCAGAAAGTGGAAGATAACGAGTTGGAAAGGACCACCGTTATAGAGCCACTCGTCGAGAGAAGCTGCTTCCCAAATGGGGTAGAAGTGAAGACCAATTGCGTTCGAGGAAGGAACAACAGCACCAGAGATGATGTTGTTACCGTAGAGAAGTGAACCAGCAACTGGTTCACGGATTCCGTCAATGTCGACGGGGGGTGCACCGATGAATGCAATGATGAAACAAGTAGTAGCAGCAAGGAGGCAAGGAATCATAAGGACTCCAAACCAACCAACATAAAGACGATTGTCAGTGCTGGTTACCCAGTTGCAGAACTGTTCCCAAGTAGATTGCGTCTGTTGACGCGATAGAGTAGCGTTAGCCATTTGTTTGTACGAAAAGTAAGACCATCAGGGAAATGGTGGAGTTACTATTTCCTCTCACCCTTAGAGAGGATATGAGAGACGTGATTTAGACACCCTATAGGTCTCGGTTTGGGGTGTTTAACAACAAAAAAGGTTCTCTAAAGAACCTCTCCTATTGATGTATTTATTATAAGTAAAAAATAAGTTCTGTCAACCACTTGACAAAACATTTTCTGATGACTAAAATCCGCTTGTCCCTTTTGAGACCTTAATAAGTAAAACCTTTAAGGTACTCAAGGACTTCATTGAGATATCTATCTGCCACTAGTCTTTGTTCTTCACTCATAGTTTCATCTCTCAGCTGATCTTTAAGTCTTAAGACCTTTGAAAGGATTTCATATTTGGTTAAAACTCCTCTTGCCATTCATCTAACCTCTTTTTAAGTTCAGTATCAATAAAGTCACTTCTTTTCTTCCAAGTGTCTTTGTTTGGGTATATCTTTCCTTTTACATACTTATCATTAATGCATTCAGGAGAATCGACAGTTGAACAAACTAGGTTAGATAAAGTTTCCTCATCACCTCTAGCTCCTGTTCTCCAATAATGTTGACCATTTAACCATGTTGCACCACATTTAGGACATTCAACTCTTGAAAGAGAAAAATCAGATGTTTGTTTATCCATATTAGAAAGGAGAAGGTAATCCACCACCACCAGGAACAGAATTTGATTCTGTTGATGGAATAGAGATGGGTGTATTTAATGAATTTACAATAGTGTCTTCAACAACTTGTGTAACTTCACCAAGAATGTTTTCAGTTACTGACTGAATAAAAGAATCTTTTTGGGAATAAAGATAATAACCACCAACAACTATTCCTGTAGAAACAGAGAATGAAATTAGAGCCAATGTGTTAATAACCTTTTGCATGATTCTCATTAGTATCAGTATTATACTATATTTATCTGTCTCATTCAATTCTCAGAATTCTAAATAACTCTGAAGTTTAGAGTAAGAAGATGAAGAGACTTTTTCTTATTGCATCATCTACTTTATTCTTAGCAACACCAGTTAGTGCAGCAGAAATCACTTCAAGAATTACAGACTCAGTTCAACTCACAGTTGATGGAGCTGCGGTTCAATCAAACAGAATTGGATCTTCTTATTCTGTCTCAGGAAGTAACATCTCTGTCACAACATTGGGTGGTTTGACAGGGGGTTCTGCTACTGCGGCACCAACCATCTCAGCAGGATCTTACACCATTAACACTGATGGTTCTGCTTTTTCTTTTACAGAAGCATCAACCATTGGTGACACACCAGTGACCTCACAGTCATCACTTTCCTCTAATGGAAGGTTTGACTCACCAAATCTTTATGGTGACACCATCACAACCGCTGGTGGTTCAGCTGGAACACTTGCAGGAACTCTTTCTGCAACATCTATTCCAACCATCACAGCAGGTGGTCCAGGAACTAGTGGAACAGCACAAAGAACCATTGAGTTGAGTGTTTTCAAATGAATAAGAACCTCCCATTAGCACTTTTTACTTGTGGGCTTTTGGGAGTCCTTCATGGATTCTCTCAACCGTCTTATGCAGCATCGGTTATCCCAAATTTCACCAGAGGAACTGTGACCTCTGAAACCACATCAACAACTACATTAGTTGAAACGATTCGACAAATAGAATACACGACTGGAGAGTCCTACACAGTAACAGGAACAAACATTGTCATTCCTGATAATCCTGGACCAGACTCTGTTTATGTTCCACACACTCAAGGTGCTCCTTTCCAGTTCAGTGAAACTTATCTTGGACCTGGAATAGCAAAGGAGACCTACATTGATAGGACAACGACTACTGAGAGTTTTACTAATAGCATCAGTGTCTTTACCCAGTAAAGCACTGGCTGAAGCTCCCTCAACAACTAACATCGCAGGACCCTCCGCATCTGCATCTGGCAATGTAACAAACCAAGCTGTTCAGGTTTTACAGGGTCCTTTTTCAGTGAACACTTATGGAGGTGGTGTTGCTTGTCAAGGTCCAACAATGAGTGTTCAACCATTTGTTATTGGTAATAACAATTACAATAATGATCCAGAAGCTTATGGAAGTGGTTCTGGAAACTTTGGTGTTTCTTTAGGATTTCAAATTCCATTAGATGGTGAATCTGTAGAACTCTGTAAGGAAAGAGCAAGAACAGAAATTGCTAGACAACAAGCAGAAGCAGATAAGGCCAGGTTAGATTTTGAATTAGTCAGACTTATCAAGTGTGGTGAAGCAGCAAAAGCAGGAGTGAGATTTCATCCTCAATCACCTTATGCTGGAATTTGTGCTGATGTCGTTGTAATTGCTCCACCTCCCCCAGAACCAAAATTATGAATGATCCAGTCTGGTCAGTCAATTTATTAGTCTTTATTCTTGTTGCAATCACAACAGGTTACATTTACTACATTTTACGTTTAGCAAATAAGGAGTTAGAAGATGGGGAAAATGTTACCACCTTCGAGGAAAAGTTGTTACAATTTTCGAGTGATAGAGATAAATAGAGTTGTTGATGGTGACACTCTAGACTGCACGATTGATCTCGGTTTTGACCTTTATAAAAAAGAAAGAGTTAGAGTTGCTGGTGTGGACACGCCAGAGAAACGCACAAAGGATCCAGAAGAAAAAGCACTTGGTTATGACGCAACAAACTGGCTCAAAGATAAACTTGAAGGTGCAATTGCTGGTGATGATGAGCTCGTTATCAGGACTGAACTTGTTGGTGGCGTTGGGAAATATGGGCGTCTTCTTGGCTGGCTATATGTTGGCACAGACGAGTTGTCACTCAACGAACAAATGATCACCGAAGGATATGCGTGGTCCTACGCAGGGGGAACAAAGAAAAAAGATTTTGAGGAACTGCGTGAAATTCGTAGAGCAAATGGAACACTTGTTTAATACATAGGAGTGTGTTATAATATGACTATGCTACATAAACACCATATTATACCCCGCCATATGGGCGGCACTGATGACCCCGATAATTTAATCGAGTTGTCAATAGAAGAACATGCTGCTGCTCATTTGAAGTTGTATGAAGAGTATGGTAAGATAGAGGACCTGTATGCGTATAAGGCACTGTCTAATCAAATGGACGACGAGTGCCAGCTGGCTAGGTCAGTTTTAGGTGGAAAGAAAAGTAGTAATAGTTCTACTATCAGAACTGAAGAATGGAAGAATAAAATAAAAGAGAGTAACACAGGTAAGCATAGTTACCTTAACCAATATAAGACCACTGAAGTACAGAAGAGGAGGTCTATTCTGGGTAACCTTAAGAGATGGGGTAGAAGAGATATACTGTCTCCTGCAGGACCTAAAATAGGTTTTGACTTATGATTCGAAGAACTTAGAGAAATTCGCAGAACAAATGGAACACTCCTTTGAACTTACAATGGAGGATTATGTAATCATCCTAAATGCCCTTCATTATTATAAGAAAGTTGAGAAACATCCAAACTTCTCACACTTTGATGAAAAAAGAATCAATGAGTTGAGAGACAAAATGGCCTATCAACTCATTCCAAGTCCCTTTAGTAAACCAAACAATGGGTAGTGTCTTTATCTTTGGATTTATAATCCTTCTCTCTATTACAATGGAACTTACATCACCAGTAAGAAAAAACCAATAGGGTGTAAATTTTCCCCAGAAAAAATTTTCAGGCAATTATGAAATCAAAAAGTAAATTTTGCCCCAAGTTTCTTTGCAATAATTTTTGGTGAAGCAAAATACTTTTTGAATCTTTTAACACCTTCCTTGGTCATCTTATTTGCCAAAGCATCATCAATAATTAGTTTGTTATCTAACTCCCAAAGAGTATCAAGATCAACTTGATCTCTAAGGTATTGTTCAAGATTATCAATATTACTTTCCAAAATCTTCATTCCTTTTTGTGAATATTCAATAATCTCAACCCCTTCTGCAGATTCAACAAAGTGAAGGACAGGTTTGACTTGTTTAATCTTAATTTTCTTCTTTTTCTTAGGTGCCATCATTTTTTTGGCTAATGGTTCCAACATCTGTTTGGCTTGACCAACAGCAAGAGTTGCACCTAAAGTAACCACAGTTGTGACAACTGCAGTTGCCCCAGCAGTCACCAAAGGAGCCACATCAACAGCAGGAACATCTAACCCCCCAACATTGATGGTTGGTGTTGGTGGAGTTCCTGTGTCTAAACCTGGTCTTGTTGGTGTTACAGGGGATTCTGAGGGGGTCTCACCACCAACAACACCTTCCCATTCCTCTCTGGTTGGAACATCAATTGTAGGATAATCAATAACCACTCCAGGAATGTCAATAACTGGTGGTGATAATCCAGAAACAACAGGTCTTGGTAAGATTGTTGGTGCTACAACAGGAGGTGGTAATGACTCAATAACAGGAGATGGAATCCTTTCAATTCTTGGTGACATTAGATGGTTGGCATAACAGGTGGTTCACCATCATTCTTAGGTGCTACTGTAGAAATTTGAACTGGTGCCTGTTCAATTCTAATTGTTTGAGCAGGTGCAGTTTGTGCTGCAGCAGCAATCAATTTCTCAAGATCTTCTTTAGTGATAGAAGCACCACCAGCAGCAGCACCATTCATCTTCATTGTACCATCATTAGATTTCTTTGCAGTCTGAACACCGAAGGTTGCTAAAACTCCAGTAAAGACTGATGCAATAAAGGTGGGATCCAGTTTCTGTTCTGGAATACCAAGAGCAGCAGGAAGTTTGATATATGCAAGTGTGAGAATTCCCCCAGACCAAATAAGAATACCAAGACGAACCATGGTGCTGATGGCTTCTAATTGACCTTCATGATCCTCAGCAGCATTTTTAATCTTACCAAGAAAACCTTTTTTCTTTTCTTGTTGAGCTTTCTCTTTTACTTCTTCTGTCATGGTTTGGTAGTTACAGTTGATTTATTTATTTTTTAAATCATTAAAGAGCATAAAAAAGGGGGTCAATTAGACCCCTGATAAACTGGTTGCATGATCCCTTTATCTGGACCATTATCATCATCATCTCCTAGTGATGTGAGAACATATGCTATTGCGAATCCTACTAGTAAACCTAGATATGACCACGTACTCATGACTCATCACCAGACTGTGAAAGCATTGCTCCTGCACCAAAAGCAACCATCATGATTGCTGCTACTGCAAGGAATCCCATCACCAAATACCAGGAATCAGCTGCCCTGTTGTTGCATATGCACCCATTGCTGCAATGACACCAAGCATTGCTGCCCAGCCATTAATCCTTTCTGCGTTTTCGTTCATTAGTTTTCTCCTTTGTTTTGTTGAAAATTATAATCTCTTCACCATCATGGGTAAAGATTAGTTCATCATCATGATCCCAACATAACTCTTCATAAAGAGAGTTGAGTTTCCTTAGATCTTCATAGAGAGCGTTTGGATTTGGCATATTAGTAAAGATGTTCTTCTTGTTCAGTAAGAATCACTGAGTCAGAAGTTGGATAAGATACACACAGAAGAGCAAATCCTTCTTCAATCTGATCATCATCTAAGAACGATTGATCACTTTGATCAACTGTTCCTGAAATAATCTTAGCAGCACATGAAGAACAGGCTCCTGCACGACATGAATAATTTAGGTCAATACCTTGTTCCTCTGCTGCATCAAGAATGTATTGGTCCTCAAGAACCTCAATTTGAGTTTCTACACCCTCAGGTGTTTTGAGTGTAACTTTGAATGCCATTAGTAAGTTTCCGATAATTGTTGGACTGCGTAACCCAATAGGACAAAAAATGCAATCGATGTGATTGTAAAAATTGTTGAAGTCATTGTCAAGTGTTCCTTGTTACAGTGAGTAGTTCAATCAAAGAAGTTTCCATCAGAATCCAAACGCTCCAAAGAAGAAGAAACTACCAGTAGTCATGTAAGAAATGAGTCCAGCAACAAAACCCAACATGGCTACACGACCATTCAGTTTCTCTGCACGCTCATTGTGAGACTCCATACCATACTTGGCACGATCCTCATCAGTCATATACATTGCAGGTTCAGTAGCCCACATGTTTTGTTGTCCCCTTTCATTCGTCGTTACCGTCATCATAAACTCCTTTTGTTAAGTTATGTTTACTATTTTATAATAATTTAACTTTTCAGTCAACAAAATGGACATTTTTTAATTTGTCTGTCTTGGTTTCCACATCTAAGTCTAATTACTTAGTAGTCATTAGATGAAATAAATCTTTTACATTCAGTTATATTCTTCTTACACCAATTTCTTACATAAGCATGTGTGTCAATGTCCATTGCATAATGAGCATGATTGTGAATGTTTCCTATAACAATCAAAGACCCCAGTAAAACAAGATTTAAAGAAGTCACAGGATGAAATAAAACCCTGAGAAATTTTAACATAAAAAAAGGGGAGTGACCTCCCCTGATTTATAAAAGTTATTCAGTAACTCAGAAGGTGTACTTGACACCCAACTTAGCACCAACACCCAGATCATCAAACTCTTGCCCAACGGTGATAGCTGAAAGCTCACCATAGAAACCAAGGTTATCAGTTGTGTTTACAGATGCACCAACCTTACCAGAGAACTCAGTTTCGTTCTCCAGACCGTCAGCAGCAACGACGGTAGGGCCACCTTGGATGTACCAACCAGCGTCCTCACCCAGGTCACCTTCGAAACCAACATGGAAGTCGGTAGCAGCACCAGTGTAGTCATCGCCAGTCCAACCAGCGTTGGTCTCGACGTTCACATAGGGACCTGCAAAAGCAGCACCGGCGGACATGGACAGAGCAGCAGTTGCTGCGAATACAGATTTGATCATTTTAGATACCTCTATTTTTCTCGTGAATAAAATCCACGGATGGAAAGGGACTCGACGTGTCCCTGTTTGTTTAAACAAACTCGCGAGTAGTTGAGGGTTGTTTGTTTCATTCTGTGAAGAAATGTCCCCACGAATGTTTATTTATAATAAGAAATTATTCTAATCTTGTTTAGTTTCTGGTTGTGTATGTGTGGAAGTGGTGACACGACCCAGATAAGGATCATAATCCATAATGTCACTTGCAGACATCTGTGCTCCTTTCTGAGACCAGAAGTTTAACTGAGCTTCATAATTACCCTTGTGGAAAGCATCCACATGGTCAGGGTGAATAGAAGATCCCAGTTCAGTTCGATAAAGAAGAAGAGGAAGAGCATAGGTGTTACCTGAATTGTAGATAAGATCGTCAGCAACTGGTCTTGGTTTGACTCCATTGTCAAGTTTGTATTTGTCTCCCCTACAGTGGAGTCTAATTAGTTTCTCAGCATGGTGTCTTGTAATTAAATAACAAGCTGTGGAGAATTCATTCACAAATCTCTTGTGAACCTTGATGTGAATGTCTCCTGTACAAATGATTGCAATCTGACACACATCCCAGTCATAAGGAATCTTAGAATAAAAATCTCTCCATTCAAAATTCCAAAACCTTACAAGGTCTAAACTAACATCATCTTCCATGATGACTGCATAGGGTTCACCAGTCTCATAGAATTGTTTAATTGCTTTAAGGTGAGAGGTGGTACATCCAATCTCACCAGATGTCATCATGTCGGGATAACGACCCTTCAGAATATCACTCAGGTCATCTTCACGACCATCATAGGCAGACACTCGGGTGTAGTTATCAATCTCCCAATACTTGAATTGATCCTCCATGTATTGTCTACGTTCTGGTTGTCCATCCAGATTCAAATAATAAATGGGCCCAATCCCTTTGAGTTTATAAACTGATTTGTTTTTATCCATTCATCCAATCCTCAATGTTCACTCCTTTGTCATCAATAAAGATGTCAGCATCAGGTTTACTGAACATCGGCATTAACCAGTCATATTTTACTCCCCAATGATCTAATTGTGTAACTGTGATTTCATTCCAGTCAATTCCACTTTTAGATCCTCTAGCAGTTTGGAAAATAATATAGTGACCTTCATCATGAAGTTGATTGATTCTATCTATAACATCTTGTTTAGGTGTGGATAAGTGATATTTCCCATCTGGTGTATCACAAATGGTTCCATCAATATCAAAACAATATCTCATCAGTCACCCCTCTTGATTCTGTGACTGTCTTCATCACGATGTTCAGTAGAGATCTCAAGAATCTCTGCATCCCTAAGAGCATACATCTGATGTCTCATGCCACGAGGAACATGAAACTTGTCTCCCTCACATAAGAGAATCTTGTCCGCAATTTCATCATTATCATTTTCAGAATAGATGACTTCAACTACACCACGTTGGACATAGAAAACCTCATCTTTGTTTTGATGATAATGCCAGGAACATCTCTTTCCCTGTGCAATGAAAAGAATCTTTCCACAATACTCAGAACAATTGGCAATCCACTTTTCATATCCCCATCCTTTGGAGACAAACTTAATTGGATCACTTGCCTTGTATTCGATTGATGATTCCTGAGGAGGAATATCCTCCGATTCGGTTGAAAAACCTAACTTCCTTTGCATAATGTCTACCCACTCCATCATGGTTCCTCCAATCTCCTCCATCTATAAGAATGTCTGGTTTGTACATTTCAATGAGTTGTTCCAACT